GTAAAGGCGATATCAGTTTTTGAATATTTTTTGTCAAATTTTTGACAGTAGTTACAAAAATTGTAACAAAATAATAAACGTAAGGAATTTAAAAATGGATTTTGAAAAACTCACATGTAAAGAGATTTGTACTTTATTTAAAGTGCGTGAAAGTTGGATTAGAGATTTGGAAAAACTGGGATTAAAAGCAGTAGAACAAAAACCAGTCAAAAGATTTAACTTTATAGATATAATAAACTTTTTAAAAACAAAGGAAGTTGAAAAGCAATCTAAAATTATTACAACTAAAATAACTAAAGAAAAATCAGAAGAGTTAATTAAGTTACAAAAAAAATTGGATAAAGCTTTAGATACAATAGACGATTTAAAATCAAATTCAGAAGACGAAGATGATAAGAAATCTAGAAATAAAAAGTTTGAAGCTGATTTAAAGTTAGTTGAGTCAAAGATTGCAAGAGAACATGTAATGATGTTGGAAAAGCAGACCAAGTTAATTAAAGAGTTTAGTTTATTATGTGATAAAAATAAGATGGAAGAACATATAGTTGAAATCTTAACTACATTAAAAGACTCATTACTATCTACTGCACATCATATTTCATTCAGATTGGAGAATAAGTTACAGAAGGATATTAAAGAAACATTACTTAAAGAGTTTGAAGTAATACTTGTAGATCTACAATCAATGGAAATACAAACCGATATATCCAATCAAAAAACAATAGATCAGTTAATAGAAGAACTTAATAAAGATATAAATATAGAAGATGAAAACGATGAAGATGAATAATAAGATTAAACTTAACGATTTAATGGAACTTAAAGATAAAGTACCTATTGCAACTATTGATTTTAAATCTTTATTGAATAAGACTTTAAAGTTTCCAAGAGATATAGCTATAAGTGACTGGATAGAAGAGTCTATTTATATACCAGCTATAGTTACATCTAATCCCGGTTATGTTGATTTAAACTTAACTCCTTATCTAAAAGGTATATTAGATGCATTTGCAGATCCAGATGTACGTATGATTACTATTAAGAAACCTACTCAAACTGGATTAACTCTTTCTATGTTAATGTTATTGGGATATGTATTAGATCAAAAACCGGGAAATGCTTTAATAGTTTCACCAAGTAAAAAGATGGCAGAAGAGTTATCAACTGAAAGATTTAAAGCTATATTACAGAAATCACCAGTTTTAAATAAACATACAAGTGCTAATCTATTTGATATGACCAAGCTTACTTATAAGTTTGATAGTTGTATCTTTCACTTTACATGGGCATCATCTTCTACAGAACTTGCATCTAAAGCTAAAAAGTACTTATTCATGGATGAAATAGATAAATATGCTGATGAACTACGTAATGAGGCTGATCCTATTAGTTTAGCAATGGAAAGATTAAAAACCTATCCAGACAGTAAAGCTGTATTTGCAAGTACTCCTACTCATCAATATAACCAGATATCAAAAAAGTATAAAGAGTCTAATCAATCTATTTATAAGTGTGAATGTCCTTCATGTGGTACTAAACAGCAATTGGAGTTCTATCAAATTAAGTTTCCTAAAGAATATAAAGATGATATTAATAAGTTATTAAGTGATAAACCATGTTATTATGAATGTAAAGAATGTAAATATCATATTAAAGAGAATGAAAAAAGTACTTTTATTCAATCTGGTATATGGGAGTCATTAAATCCTGAAATAAAACATCACTTAGGATTTCATATATCTGGTATTATGAGTCCGTTTATGTCGTTTTCTGATATTATATATCAGTTTTTAGATGCTAAACATTCAATGGATCCAGCAAAGATGAAGAACTTTACCAATTCAATACTCGGTGAGTTCTATGAAGAAGATATGAAGAACGTAGCAGTAGTAAAAGAGAAGGTAATACTTCCAGATAAGAATAGATTTGATGTTTCTGATGATGCTGTATTCGTTGTAACTGGTATTGATAAACAAGAAGATAGGTATTATTACACTACTTATGAGTTTTGTTTTAATAGAAAGATGAATTTAATCGATTATGGTCAGATAAGAACAGATGATGAAATAGTTACAAAGATTATTCAGAAAGCTTATACATCTAAAACTGGTAAATTGTTTACAAATAAGCTTATTGCTATGGACTCTGGTTATAAAGCAAGTGAAGTATATGAGTTCTGTAATAAATTTAAAGATATAATGATACCTATTAAAGGTGCATCAATGGGGACAAAGACTCAATTTGATTACAATATGTTCCCATGTTTTAAAGATATCAATGATAAACCAAATAAACAAGGATTACATTATGCTTTATTACAGACTTGGAATTATAAAGATATCTTTTATGATCTAGTTAAGCAGCAAAAACTTGGTGTTTATAATGAAACAGATGATACACTTATAAACATGTTAAACTCAGAATATAAAGTATTTGAAAACAAACAAGGTAGAAAAGTAGGAAGGTATGCTATTAAGCCGGGACATGGTAAAAGTAACCACTATCTTGACTCAAGTGTATATGCAATTTTTTGTGCTGACTATCTACAATACTTTGGTTCTGATATATTTCAATATGAAAAAGAATATGTTAAGCAACAATACGAGAGTAAAAAAGAAACTGAGAATAAATCAAAAATAATACCTAAAAGTGTTCAAGAGAATATGAATACAATAACAAACTTATTACATAAGAATAATCAACATGTTATACAGAATGAAGACTATTGGCTATAATTAAAATAAAAGTATTTGACAAATACTATATAAATATAAAATAATACTATTATAAGGAAATAAAAATATGAGTTCAGATTGTACTGGTGATTTTAGAATTAATCTATTAGCTGAAGTTGAGGCCGCAATTATTAGATTGGTTGGTGGTGCTGCTTCATATAGTATCGGTTCTCGTTCATTTACATATAGTAACTTAAACGATTTAATGGCTTTAAGAGATAAAATGAAAGACGAACTATATGGTGGTATTGCTATAAACTATGCTACCTTTAAGGATTGTTAATATGAAAATAAATAAAGGTCTATTCAGTAGTTTAATGAATATGAGAGAACAGTTTAAAGGTGCATCAACTAAAGATAGATCATTAAAAGATCTTGGTGGTGATTACCTAGTATCAGCCGATAATATGATATTGGATGATTTACCTATTCTTCGTCAACGTTCAAGAAATCTTTATAACAATGTGGCTATAGCAAAAGGTATTGTTAATGCTATTAAAGACTTTGAGTCAAACTATAAACTTGTTTCTACTATTAATTCAAATCAAGATTTAAAAGATTTTGTTAATAATAAGTTTAAAGAGTATTCAAAGAATATGTCTTGGGATGGAAAGACATTAGATGAATTTGTAAATCTTTATAAAACAAATCTTATTTTAGATGGTGAAGTTTTTATTAAAGTATTTGATGAAGAAAGACGTAGTGAGTTTAGAACTTGTTTTCAAATCTTTTCACCAGATAGAATATTTACACCTTCCGATAAAAGAAAAGAAACAGAGAATATAATTGATGGTATTCAAAAAGATGAGTTTGGAAGATCTATAGGTTTCTGGTATTTAAAGTTTCAACCAAATAAGTATACAGATAACAATGGAAGTAACTTTGGATTACATAAAACTATTAATGAAAACACTACATATCATCTTAATTATAGTTCAAAAGATTTTACTTTTATTCCTTTTTATACTCCAGAAGGAAATCTTAATGCATTACATATATTTAAACAAGACTTTCCAGAACAAACCAGAGGTGTTCCATATCTAGCAAGTATAATAACTGAAATAAATAACTACTCTGGTTATAATAAAACAGAATGGGTTAGAAGAAGAGCAGCAAGTTCAATCGGTATTGTAATTCAAACTAATGAACCAGTAGCTAATGCTAATAGACAAGTAACAAATCTAGATGATATATTAGACTCTTCAAGTTGTTTAGATAGTACAAGTGCTAGTTATTGTATTACAGATACTACAAGTTGTTGTGATAGTACATCTGAATATTTGGATATATCTTTAAATCAACTTTCAAACTGTATTCCACAAAAAAGAGAACAAGTTATGCGTCCCGGTGGTATCATGTATCTTAAACCGGGAGAAAAAGTTGAAACTGTAAATCTTCAAGGTCCAGATGCTGGTGTATATGAGTCTTTTACTAATAACTCAATTATGAATATGGCATCAGCTATGAATTTACCTTTCTTTTTATTCTATCCAGATCTAGCTAAAATAAACTTCTCATCTGGTAAATTGGGTTTAAACCGATACAAACTTACATTAAACGATACACAATCATTTGATAATGATAAGTTACTTTCTCATATATATGAGAACTTTATTACTGAATTGATTTCATTGTATCCAGAAATGTTTAATGATATAGATATAAAGGAAGTATACTCTTATGAATGGTTTGGACCAGTTGTTCCAGATGTTGATATTCAAAGAGAGACAGCAGCTAATGTTGAAATGCTTAATAATAACTTAATGACATTAACTGAATATTATTCATCAAGAGGTCAAGACTTTGAAGAAACTATGAAGTTAAGAGCTAATGAACTTAAATTTATGGAGTCTTTAGGATTGAGTGTTCCACGTGGAACATCTGAAGGTCAAAGTATTAAACCATTAACTGATGAAACTGATATTACTCCAGAACAGCAAACTAAAATAGAACAAGATAATACAAAGGTCGATGAAAAATAAAAATCAAACTTCGGGACAGATATATAGGATATTATAAAAATGAATTATTTAAATAAATGTTTTATACCAAAGAGTGAAGTTAAGTCACATATTAAGTCAAAACTAACTAATGATATATTAGAGATTGAGTTATATGGCTTTGTAGGTATGGATGGTATTACTCGTATAGATATTGAAAATGAATTAAATAATAATATTGATAAATGTAAAGAAATAATGTTACATTTAAATAGTGGTGGTGGTGAAGTATTAGAAGGGTTCGACATTTATGATTACTTTCATAAATATAAAGATAAATTAAATGTAATCGTTGATAAAGCTGCTTGTAGTATTGCAAGTGTAATAGCACTTTCTGGTAAATCATTACAGATGGCACCAAATTCACACTTTATGATACATGCTCCTTATTCTGCTACAGAGGGTGATTGTAGGGAATTAAGAAAGCAAAGTAATTATTTGGAAACTATAGAGAATAGATTAACCAAATTTTATAGTGAAGTATTGAAAAAACCATTTGATGAAATATATAAGAAGGTTGTTGATGAGTCTTGGTTTGATGAATATCAGGCTATTGATTATGGAATTGCATCTGGAATATATAAAGGAAGTGTTAACTGTTTACCAATAAATATGTATGAGTATTCCAAATTTACAAAAGATGAACTATATAACTTAATTGAACGTAAAACATTAAATAAAACTATTAAAGGATTTAAAGATATGAATGATAAAGTAAAAGCTGAATTGCTTAAAATTAAAAATGAGTTAGAAGAAACTGCTAAGGAAGCTGATCAAATGCTTAAAGAAGATGAAGCTATGGCAGTAGCTGAAACTGTAAAACCAGAAGAACCTATGTGTGAAGATGTTGCTCCAGTTCTTCCAGAAACACCTGAAGAAGAAGCTACTGAACCAATGGGTGAACCAGAACTTGCTCCTTCAGTTGATAAAGAACTATTAACCGAAGTATTACAACTTTTAGCTGATACAGATGGTAATATTTCAACTGATGATATTTTAGAAGTACTTGAAATCCAAGATCCAATGGCTGCAATTAAAGCTGCTGGTATTAAAGGTAAAGCTCGTATTATGAATTCAGTTGAAGCTAAAATTAAAAATAGAAATGATTTCAAAACTATTAACGTTGTGAAAAACCAAACTAATAAAGTTACTCCACTTGAAGGTGTTGTTTCTGATAGACGTATTGATTTTTCTAGACTTTCTCAATTAAAATAATATAATTAAATAAAAATAAACAAAGGAGTTTATAAATATGCCTACTTTAATCGAATTAACTAAAAGACATAACGGCGATGCTCGTATACCTATTACAGAAGTACTTTTACAGGAAAATCCTCTATTTGAAGATGCTGAATTTAAACCTGCTAATAAACAGTCTCAACATGTATATAGTGTTCGTGATCGTAACGTTGGTATTTCAAGAACAGGTTTATATGAAGGAACTAATAAAGCTTCTTCAGGTACAGATAAGAAATCAGAAGATATTGCTTATATTTCTTCATTAAGTGTTATTGACTCAAGAGAAATCGATATGGCTGATGGTGGAAATACTTATTCTGAAGATGAAATCTTCAACCATGCTTCTGTTATTTCAGAACAGGTTTCTTATGATTTCTTCTATGGTTCTGGTGATAATCAAATGCGTGGTATTATTTCTCGTGATGAATATAATGCAATTTCAGATGGTCAGGTATTTGGTGCTGATGGCACAGGTTCTAACCTTTCTTCAATCTATCTTGTAAACTGGAATAGTACTTACTTTGCACATGCTAAAAATGGTATTGGTGGTATTGACTCTAAGTATATGGGTGAAGACTTATTCCCTGATGGTTTAGGTGGTTACTATCCTGCTCAGCGTTATCTTATTCAGTTTGGTGCTGCTCTTGTAATCGATAACTACAGAAACGTAGCTCGTATTGCAAACGTACAGCTTGATAGTACATCTGCTGATTACTGGGCATCAATTCAATACAGACTTGTTGAAGCTGTTAATAAACTTCAGACAAGAAATGGTAAAATCGTTGCTTATGCTAATGGTGATGCTATTTCTGTACTTGAAAAAGGTCAGTTATCAAAGGGTAATGTATATTACACTGCTGCTGATAAGATTGATGGTTATAAAGTCGGTTCATTCTCAGGTATTCCTGTAAAGCGTGTTGACCTTATTTCTTCAACTGAATTTCTTGTTTCCTAATCTAAAATAAATAATAACCCCAGTCTATTTATATAGATTGTAAATAGACTGGGTTTTACAAACTTTAAAGGAGTTTAAAAGATATGATTAACGGTTATTTTTATGATAAACAACTTGAATTTGATGATAGTGTAGCATTAACTGCTGACTCTACATCTTCTGCTATTTTAACTGGTAAAAATGTTGCTTCAGTTGAACAGGTTTCAGTATTAACTGAAATCTTAACTGATACTACATCTGCTGGAACATTAACATTAAACGTACAAGATAGTGCTGATGGTAGTACTTCATGGAGCACTATTGCTACATCTGGTGCTGTTACTATGAGTTCATTAGACGTTGGTGACTTAATTGAAGTACCTATGCCTCGTTCAAACAAAGCTTATTTAAGAGTTGTTTGGGATGTTAGTGCTTCTTTAGGAACATCTGTTGTTAAGACTCTTATTACACCAGCCGTTGCTGTTGGTTAATAAGATTTAATCATTTTTTGCCCCGTCCTCATTTTAAAACAGTTTTTGTGTGTGTTTTTACTGTGAAGAAATAGGGGATGGGGCAATTTTTTAAATATAAGGAAATATAAATGTCATTTAAGGATCAAATAGCTTGGGATATACAGAATACTTCGTTTAATAACGATCATTTTTCTGAAAGTGGGTTTTTTTATAAAAAAGACTTAGATTATTCCGATACTAGTTCAAATATACCTTCACATGTTGATATGGTGTTCTATCCAGATGGAATAACAAGATATAATGGTGAAATAGATGAAAAGGTCTTTGGTGATTATACTTTATACTTAAAAAGAGTGAATTATGATGAATTTGATGTTCCATTTGAAATAAGTGTTGAAATGGGAGACTATATTTCATTAGATTCTGAGAATAATACGGTTTTATATATGATTGATAAAATAAGAGAAGAAACTATTGGTTCTTGGACATGTAATGCAATTAAATATAATGGAATACGTGAAGTTAGAAGAAAAAACATAACAGATTTGAGAGGTTAATATGAATATAGCATGTTTATGTGAGTTTTTTAAACCAATAGTCTCAAATAGTCCCGAATTCCAGACTTGGTGTTCTGTATCTGATGCATCATCCGCATTAGATAACATATTTTTATTTGCAGTTGATGAAGAGTTTTATGAGACAGTATTTCCTCGTATTTTAATATCAAATGAAACTCAAGATAATAACTATTTAAATTGCGAAGGATTTGAATGGACAACAACCGTAGTATTAACCTTTACAGCCTCACCTAATATATATTTGGACGATGATAATAAACCAATTAAAAAAATAGGTGATTTATTATTAGAATTTCAAAAAAATGTAGATCAAATAGTTAATGATATAATGACAGATCCTGAAATAAAGAACTCTCCATTAAGATCTGTAAATCTAGTTAATGGACCAGATATACAAACATATCATGGAGAACATATTAAAAGAGAAGGTACTTTATTAAGAACATCATATATATTTGAGTTCTTTGGATAATACAATGGGTGTAAAAGTAACATTTACAAAGTCTCCTAAAAAACTTTCTAAAAAATTTAAAGAAGGAAAGACTCAGGCTTTAGAAAAAGTAGGAAAAGATTGGTTTGAAAACTCATTACCTAAAAAATTCACTCCACAAGCTTATTCACTTTATAATTTGGAAAAACGAAGTATTAAATATGAAGAAAGAAAACAAAAGAAATACGGTAACCAAAATCCATTAGAATGGACTGGCAAAACAAAAGAGTCACTACTATCATACTATCCCGGTGCTAAAATAACAGCCTCACAGATGAGAATAGTGTTTAAAAATGTTCCCAAATATATATATTATTCAAATAAAAAGAGACAAGCCTCAGATGAAGATAAAATAATATTAGAAACACCAAATTCATATGATGCTCAACAAAAATTGCAAGAAATAGGAGTATATTACTCTTTAAAATATATAAATAGAGTTAAAGCTGGATTAGCAAGACCAAAAGCTGGTGCTCTTCCACCCATGACAAAAGAAATAGTAGCAGTAAATGCACAAGAACGAAAAGACTTTGTAAAAAGTATAAATAAATCAATGAAAACACATATGAACTCAAAAGATAAAGATAAAATTAAAATAAAGTAACTTAACATAATAAAGGAGATTATAAAATGGCTACAAACTTAAGCAATTTGGTTTTAGTAGAAATAGGTAATACACAAATTCCAGTAAGTTCTGGTTCATTGGATCAAGGTATTTCAATGCAGTTTGATGGTAATAGTGATACTGTTTTTAATAGTGTTACATATGTAGGTCAAAAAACTCCTACATGTACCTTCTCATCAAGAGCATTAGATGTTGCTTTCGCCAAGTGTGGTATTGATCCACTCACTATTGATAGTACATCCAATGTTGTAAACTTATACTTTGCCCCAAAGCTATCAACACCAGTTGGTACTGGAAGTCGTGTATGGTATGATGCTGCACATACTACAAAAATAACTATTAATAACGGATTTATTTATCTAGATAGTTTTACAGCCGGTACTGATAGTGCTGCTGAAGCTACTTATAAGGTTATTGCTAGTGGTGAAACTGAAAACGTAGGATTGGTTATTACTCCAGATACTACAAGTCCAGCCATTTCTGGTGCTTGTATGGATGCTGTATTTTTAGCTGGTATTGTTCGTGATACATCTAGTGATTATCCATTAACTAATATTAGTTATAATAGTGGAATTCAGGTTGAATATAATTGGTCTGGTGGATTAGCAACTCCAAGAGGTGCTGGTATTAACCTTTATGAACCATCTTTTACAGTTGACTCTAATGATATTTCATTCTTAAATGATTTAATTGACTCAAATGAAATAGTTGGTTGTTTTAATGACCTTGAAATCTTTTTAAGAAAGACTGATAGATGTCAATCAAGAGTACCTGCTGCAACTGCTGAACATATTAAGATCAGTGTTCCAGAGTCAACAATGTGGGCTACTAATGTTCAAGGTGGTCGTGGTCAAAGTGCTACATATAGCTTTGAGCTTCGTCCAAATATTGCTTGTGGTGAAACCTCTGCTATTTTAAGTATTGATGTATCTGCTGCAATTGATTAATTTTTAAATAGGTTATCATACCTGTTATTTTAAACCTAAAAGGAAATACACACATGAAAAACTTTATATACTTTGTAACAAGTAAAAATACAAACGATGAATTATTTAAAAAATTAAAAATAGACAATATTAAAAAGAATGAAATAAAGAACTCTGTAATACCAAAAGGTCCAAGTGGAAGTGAAGGTACAATGTTCACTTTAAAAACTTCAGAAACTAATATTGGTATTTATGATAAAGAAAAACAAACCTTTGAAAAAGTATTTGAAATAGATGGTATTAAATTATATCTTGGATACTGGAATGAAGAGTTTGATGAAATAAAACTAGATGATTTAATTAAAAAAGATATTTCATTAACATCAACCGAAGCTGTATTATTAAATGATAAGTCTTATAAAGTACCTTCAATTTTATCAATACCTTTTTCTTTTAATTATGTTGAAGGTGAATTAACACAAGTTCCTTCTAAAAAATATAAATATTTAAATGAAATAGCTTTTAAATATGATGAATATGCAGCCAATTCAAATACAATAGAAATAACTTATAAAGAACTATTTGATGACTCTATAAGTTTATTAAAATGTTTCTATAATACTAATGAATATGAAATGCATACTTTAAACTTATTAGATACTGAAGTTACAACTAGTGTTATTAAAGCTTTTATGGAATTTGAAAAAAGAGAAAAGATGTGGGAAGAATATTTAAATAAACAAGAAGCGGAAAAAAAAATTTAAAATATATATCACAGAATAGACTTTTTATAATACATGATATGTGGATTAAAGGATTATTGAAAGATTATAATCCAACATTACTCAATTATTTCTTATATAAAGATGGTATATTATAATTAATCGGTTATATTATTTATATATAATATAACCGATTTTTAGATAAAGGACTAACCAACATGGCAGATATTCAATTTAAAATAGCAGTTGAATCAGATCAAGCTCAAAAAGATTTGGCTAAAATAGCTCAAACTGAAGAGAAGATATCAACATCTACTCGTAAAGCTACAAAAGATATAGAAAGACAAGAAAAGGCATTAAAAGGTCTTGGAAGTGCAGGTAATAAAGTATCATCAGCCGGTTCAAAAGGTGGACAGCCTCAAGGACCAAATCTAACACCATATATTCCCGGTGGTGGTGTTGCTGAACAGTTTAAACAAGCTATGGGATCTATTCTTGGTGTATCTGGTATTGCTGGTGGTTTTTTAGCTTTAAAGAATGCAATTGATGCAAATACAAAAGCTCAATTGGATAAAGCAACTACACAACAAGAGGCTGCTAAAAAAGCTGCACCCAATATGTTTTTTGCTAATCAAGATGCAAGATTTCAAGGACAGTATCAAAAAGATATAAGAAATAAAGTTGGTCTTGAAACAGCTACTCCTTTAGAAGACATTGATAAAATAAATAATAGTTTTTCTGCAATAGTATCAAGTGCAGATGATTTAAATAATGTATTACGAAGTGTTGCTATAGCTAATAAATTAAATCTTGCTTCAATAGAAGAGTTAACAGCATTAGAGCAAAAAAATATAGCTAATGGTGGTAGTGCTGGTTCTTCTATAGTTGACTTTACAAAAATGCTTAAATTAACTGGTGGAGCACAACAATCAAAAGATATTCTTGATGAAATAACCGGATTTAAAAATCAAGCAATGGCTTTTGCTATGGGTACGTCATTAGTAAAAAAAGATGCATCATCAGCAGAAGATAATATGAAAGCTCTTCAAAAATTCCAAGATGAAGGTTCTAATACAAATCTTCGTAAATATATGGGAGTTAATGAAAAAGTTAGTGGTACTGAAATGTTTGACAAGTTCTTTAAGTTTGTTGGAGAACGTGCAACTAAAAAAGGTGTATCTTCAGAAGAGATTATAGATAGAATAGTTAAACAAGGTGACTTGGATACAGCTACAGGTGATGCTTTAAAAGCAATAAATGGTGACTTTGAAAACTTAAGTAAATATTTAAAAGATTTTTCAACTAATGCAGAGTCTAGTACTTCCGCTTTACAAGAAATGAAATCAACATTAGAGGCTGTAAAAAAATCAAACGTTTCTTTTAGAGACTCTTTTATTGCAAGTCAACATGAAATAGATGCTGAAATAATTAAAAGTTCTTCTGATATTACTCCAGAGTCATTAGCTTTTAAAAATCAAGAAGATCTTGGAAATAGAGCTAGAAAATCTGGATTATATACCCAACTTGTAAATGATAAAGGTATAGTTGAAGATAATTTAACTAATAGAATGCTTGTTTACAATGAAGAAAATAAGGGAGTTCCTTTTATTGAAGGACCAGCCAAATGGAGAAAAGAAGCTAGCGCAAGAGTTGATAAAAATATTGAAGATTTAAAAGGGAAGTCATATGGTGATGTATTAAAAGCTTCTCCTGAATTATTTAAAGATTTATTTGGTATGGCTATTACTAAACCTTCTGAAATGGCTAATAACTGGTTACAAAAACATGAAACTATTAAAGATATGGCTACAATAGGTTTAGAAGATATTCCTTTTGCTGGAGCTTATGTTACTCATAAACAAACTGGTGGTAAGTTTTTTCCAGGTTTTTATAATTCACAAGATGAGTCTGGAAATTTAAAAGAAAACTTTACAATAGGATCATTAGGTCAACTTGGTTTAGATCTTGCGACAGTTGGTACTGGTGGATTTTTGGGAAGAAAAGCTGGAGCAAAAGGTGGAAAAGAAGCTGTTACAAAAATTCTTGAAGAAGGTGTTGATAAATATTCTAAAGAAATGGTAGAAAAAACTTTAAGAAAAAGTTTTGATGAAATATCTGAAAAAACTGGAAATAAAGCTATGAAATTTGAGGATTTAAAAATAGATCCTATAAAAAGAAAAGCTTTAGAAACTACAGCTAAACAAGAAGTTGGAAAAAACTTAGGAATTGAAACGGATTGGTTTAAAAATCAGGCCGGAAAGAAACTAACAAAGGAGTTTCAGAAAACAGCGGTCCCATATATATTTAAAGGATCTGGTGCTGGTCAGGTTATTAAATCTGGAATTACTGGAGCTTTTGACCCTAAAGAAAGAGTACGTACAGAAGGTACACAACAAGTATATGACTCATATAATACTCCAAATGGACGTGATATAACTATATATGGAAAAGAGTCTATTAAAATTCAGAATGATCAAAAAGTAAGTTTAGATGTTATTGCATCTATTAATAAGTCTTTATTAGATTTACAAACAAGAAACAATGCTTTATTACAAGAAATAAAAAATCAAAATATACAACAAAAACCATATAATAGAAACTTATCCAAGTAAAGGAGAATATTAATGTCTTTATATAATAACTCAACAACTCCAGCTACACCATGTTTAATATCAGTTGCTGGTGATAGATTTATTAACTTTTTTTCTTTATCAACAACTCAATTCCCTTATAATAAAATAGTTGATATTTCTCAACCTACTCAATATTCTTCAACTTGGTTATATGTTGGTGCTAAAGGGGATCCATATCAAATTAACTTTATTGCTTTTTTTGAGAATAGTGCATTAGCGCATGAATGGAAATATTTTCTTGCTACATCTAGTGGATTTTTGTATAATATATATGATATATTTGGTAACTTAACTCCAAATCAAATACTCATTAATGGAAAAGTAGAAGAAGAAAGGGTATTTTATAATTTTAATTATAATGGTGCTTGTTATCCCGGTGCTTTTAGGATATCTGGAACATTAGATATGCAACCACAACCTTAAGGATTTATTAATGCCTAAAAAATTATCATTAGAATATGTGATTAATTTTTATAAAAAATATAATTATGAATTTATAGATGAAAAATATATAGGAAAAAGATATAAACATAAAATTAAATGTTTTAATGGTCATATAGTTGAAAAATCTATTGAATTATTTGAAAGAGTTCAATATTGTTTAGAGTGTCATAAGGATTATGTTAAAAATGAATTTAAACAAAATAACTGGATACTTTTAGATGAATATAAAGATGCTAAAACAAAACTAAAATGTATATGTCCGAACAATCATATTCAATTTAAAACACCTGATTTATTTATTAAAAGTAATGGAAAGGGTTGTATAGAATGTTCAGGACTTTTAAAACATGATATAGATTATATTAAAAAGATAGTTGAAGAACAAGGTTGTGAACTTTTAGAAACTGAATATATTAATGCTAAAACTAAAATGAAATATAAGTGTAGATGTGGATTTATTTCTTATAGTTTATTTAATAATATAAAAAATGGTCATGGATGTTCAAATTGTAGAAAAATAAATAACTCTGGAAAAAATAATTCAAGATGGATAGAAGATAGGACTAAAATATTAAGATTAGACTTATTAAGAAAATCACCAGATCAACTAATAAAATTATTAATAGATGATCCTTTATATAAAGATTATATAAAAAATAGTGATGATTTTCATATTGATCATATATTTCCAAGAAAAGCATTTATTGATAACAATCTTGATATAATTTATGGAAATAAAATTATTAAAGAAATATGCAATAGTAGAACTAATCTACAAATATTAAATAAATATGATAATATGACTAAAGGTTCAAAATATAACAATAAAGAGTTTTTGGAGTGGATAAACACCCACAACCTTAATTAAAAATAATATATTTGACAAATACTATATAGGAATTAAATATGATATCTAATGTAAATTCAATAATAAATTATAATGGTGGTCAGGTTACTTTTTATTGGGATTCCGATTTAAGTAACCCTACCTATTATTTATATAAGAATGGTTTATTTTTAGGTACTCAAACTCAAACTGATTACACTTTAATTCAATTAAAAGAGAATGAAGTATTCAGATTTGAAGTATTTGACTATGAACCTTCTATTAATGATATTGAAGATTTCTTTCCCGGTTACTTTCATTTTAATTTTTATACAAAACCTAGTGAGAATATAGTTTCATATGAAATAAAGCAAAAAATAAACTCAGGTTCTTGGACTACTCTTGAAATATTAAATACAAAAAATACTAAAAGTGTGTATACCTTTGATACTCCTTGGTATAATGATGGTGATATAATAAATATAAAGATTATTCCAAAGTATATAAATAATAAAAATGGAGACGCTTTCAATTTTACAAAAGAAACTATAACATATCCATTAACTTTAAAAACAACTATTAATAAAACTGATGATAACTTTCTTGAAATAAATTCAACATCAACAACTTCATTACAAGATAGTTTAATAATATCTTTTCCAGACCCATTAATTTAAAAGGAGTAATACATGGAAATCTATAACTTTTTAGCAGACAGACATTTGGATCAACTTGGTGAATATCATGACGATGGTTTTTTAAATCTATATGATAGTACTGGTGGTTTATTAGCTCAATTAACATTTGGAAATCCGTCATTTGCAGCTTCAAGTGGTGGTACTATGGTAGCAAACTCTATTGCACAAGATAGTTCAAGTGCTGGTGGTACTATTAGTTATGCTGAGATTGAAGACTCATTAACCAATCAATTATTAAGATTAACTGTTTCAAGTAATGACTCTACATCAGATACTGATATTAAAGTTTCTTCTGTAGTATTAGCTGATGGAGAGTCTATAAAAGTAAATGCTGGTGGGTTTTCATATACTTATGAAACAATAGATTAAGGAATTAAAAATGCACATTAAAAATATACCAAAACCTAAAATTAAAATATACTTGGATATAATAAAAAAAGATGGAACTGTAAAAAAGGATTAATCAATGTTTGCTTATTTTAATGAAGTATACTTTAATGAGTCTTTGTTTGATGAAATAGAAATACCCAGTGGTGTATTAACAAGAATAAACTATCCATTACCAACTGCTAATATTTCGTTACAAAGATCTGTAGTTATTTCTGGTAACATTGATTATTCTTTACCCGAAGTTAATTCATCTTTATTTAAAAATATTAACTTATCATCAAATATTGATTATTCTTTACCTGAAGTGAATGCTAGAATATTTACACCTATATTTGTAAGTGGTGATATAACTTATAATAAACCAGTTTTAAATACTATATTTAATGCTACTAACTTTAGGTTTGTTGATTTTACAAAGCAAGAGTTAATAGTATCTGGTTCTGGTTCATCAAAGTTCTTAACATCACAAGTTGACCAAGAATATAATCTTGGAGGATTTCCGTCAGCTACAAGAATAGAAAACTTTTCTATTATAAGAAAAAATCCAATCGAAAGTTTAAATGTACTTTTTGTATCTGGTAATAACAGTGATGGAAATCTTGATATTAAAATGGTTGTAGATGAAACTTCATCTTCTTATAAAATTCAATATAAAGCTCCAGACTCAACTTCGTATGGTGAAGCAGTTAATATCGAATATGATAAACAACTTAAGCTATATGCTGATGATATAAATAAATATATATTTGTAGAACTATATAATGCATCTGTAAGTAATAGATTTGAGACTATTCAATTAAGAAAGAACTTTAATAACGTTATTTCGATGAATAACTTTGATTTAAATAATCCAGTTCCACAATATAGAGCTATTTATTTTAGAAACTCTTATACAAACCCTATTGAAAACTTAACTCTTTGGACTGATGTTAATGACTCTATATTAACTGAATTTGCTGCTGAGCTTCCTGTAGATAAAGAAATATCTACCATTCCAGATGGAACTACAGCACCTTCAACTATAACTACTTGGTTAGATTATAATGATAGTTCATCTTCTACACCAATTATAAGTGAGTTACGTCCCGGTGGATTTATAGGTGTTTGGCTTAAAAATTCATTGATAGGTAGTGATGTATCACCGAAAGAAGAAATAACTTTAAATTATAAATTTTATTCTATTACAGATGAAGAATATATAACTGGAGTTTTATATGGTTATACTCGTATATTTGATGAAACGTTAGAAGAAAAAAGAAAAGTATATTATAATATTAATGATACTATTGACTCTTCTTCCGTTAATTCAATTATTATAGATACTACCTCATTACCTTATAAATTTTTAGACACATCTGGATTAATTGATAATGATTTGATTTATTATGATCTAGTAAAGATAAATAAGTTTGGTTTAGAGTCAATTAAAGATGTAAATAAATTTGTAATGTTTACTTCAGACTCTATTTCATTACCACCTTTAGCTCCAACTGTGGGTAATATTCTTTATAATAGTAATGGTGAAATGTTAATACAAGCAAACTATTTCCCTGAAACCGAAGATTATATCAATAATAGAGCTTATTATTGGAGTATTGATATAAATATTTCTGATACAAGTAGTGTTGTTTTAAATGATTATATTGTTAATATGGATCAAACATCAGGAAGTTCAACTTTATTAGAAAACTTAAATTATATTGTTGACTCTTCTTCATTAGATTTATTAGATAATACTCCTTTAAATATATCTATATATACAATGAATAATACTGGTAAATCATTAAATTCATATGATCTATCTGGAAATATAATTAAACAAGTTGCTAATATTTCACCTCAGAATGTGCATCAATTTTATGGAGAAAACCATGGTATTCAAAAAACTAATAATACACCTTTTAATGAAACTATTATAATATCCGATACGTCAGGTAATGAAATAAACTATATTAATGACGATGGTTCTGTTGAATTGAATAGAAATAATCAAATTATATTTAAAGTTTTTTATCGAGGTGAGACTGATATATTTAATAAGTTCTATTTAAGAGATGATTATACAATAGACTCTTCGAGTTCATTTGATACAAGTTCAACTATTACAGATAATACTATTACATATGAAGTTGAAGATGATACAACAATGTACTTTTTAGTTAATCTTGAAAGAAAAATGAAGATAGATTTCAATGCTAAAACTATATCAGTAGCTGGAACATTTACAGACTCAACTTCATTAGAAAAAATATATTCTGATATATCAATATTTCCAAGATATCATCAAACCGTATTTAATATATTTGATGTTAGAGAAGAAATACTTAAACCTTTTGGTATTTTAGATACTGATGGTAACTTTAATATATTTACTTCAATAGATAATACTTATACATACCAAGAAATTGGTTTAATTTTATAAAGGAAATGTAATGGGAATTTATACAGGTATATTTTTAGGACCTTCTGGACCAAGATCTGCTACTCGAAGTCATGTATTTGCTAAGCGTAGACTTTCAGATCCTACATGGACGTATCTTCCATTCATGAGGTTTTCTGAACATGAACTTTTAGCTAATAATATTGGTCAGGCTCGTTTCGAAAGTTATTATGGTCAGATATTACAAGGTTCACATGGTTATAGATTATGGGATTTCTTCTATCCATATACTGTAAATGGTGCATTCCTTTTAGTTACTGGTCAGAATGGTTTTACTAAAACTGGACCTGTTGAAGTATTAGGTTTATATCAAATTCAGAATGAAGATGTTGAACAGTTTTTACCACCAGTTTTACCTGCTGGACATATGACATGGACGGGTGTGGAAGTTAGTAATAATTTGGATCGTATATACCCTTCATATTCTATTGTAAGTGGTTATTCTCAACTGTTATCAACTCCAGAACTATTTATTTTTAATGATCCAAGTTATGACTCCTTGGGGGCGAAACCCGGAAATAGATCTGGATCAAAGGAAATAGGTGCTTATAGGTTTTCATTTGATAAAGCAGATAAATATAGATGGTCTAACTATGATATTTTAGAATACTTATTTTATTATTTTATTAATAATGAAGAGAATAGTGCTATTGAATGGCAGATCGATGGTGATGGTGCAGATATTTTAAAAGATATTTATGAAGTTCATGACTTTAAAGGAAAAAGTGCATGGGATATTATAAATGAACTTGTAAGTAAAGCTCATGGATTAATGATAAATGTTTTACTTTCTTGGGACTCTAAAAATCCTATTTTAAATATATCATCTACTATGCCACCTAATATTTTTGGTAATCTTGGTATGTCATCTGGAACAAGAACCCGTTATTATAATATTAATATCGAACAACAAGGTGTTATATCAAATTCACTTTCTTTTGATGAAGGTTCGACATATGATGTTATACAGATTGTTGGTGGCCCGATATATGTTACATCCAGTTTTAGTATAGCTAATGATACTTTAGAAAAAAATTGGACTCATGAAATAGAAAAAGATTATTTATTTTTAGATGAAATATACCCTTTTAAAAATCAAGAAGAAGCAGACCAAGCTCGAAGTGTAGAAAAATATTCTGATGTATATTTAAACTTTCAGGTTCCAAAAGATTGGGACGGTGTATCAATGTATAATATATTTCCCGGTGATACATCTGGAAGTTCATATGTACCTTATCCTCTTGGTTTAAACTACTTTCCTAAAATTGATCCAACTAACGGATTTTTAGATTTTACATATCGAAGCGAACCATATCTTGAAGGTCTTGAATTCGAACCAAGAACTCCTATTTTAAATAATAAAAATGAGAATACAGATACATGGGTAGGTGTAGCAATCGATCCAAATGATATTGATGTATTAACTGATAAAGTTTCACCAAAGTATTTTAGATTAGATAACTTATCAAATATAAATCTAACGTCATCAGATATTGAACTTGGTGAGAATGAACTTTCTTTTAAAATTAAAGGAAATCAGAACTATCAATTTGCAAAAGATACTATTATATTTGATGCAACTGGTGATAGTACTATTGCCCAATGGTCTGATGGTACTGGTAGTATTGATGTATCATTAATGGATAAAGATAAAATAAAAATAGATTATAAAGATATATTTATTACAACTACTGTAAAAACAAGAAATAAACTTAATTTAATAAGATATTCAAGTACTTCCTACGAAACTCCAAGAGTTAAGAGAATAGATTTACCAGAAGATACTTGTATACATTTGGTTTTACCATATACTATTAAAGATATTATTCCTTCAGATACATCTGGATTTCAGTTTGGTGATCTAGAATATTATGATGATATTTTTTATTTAAAGAATGATATGAATAAATTAAGAACTATAATGGAACTAGCTTTATCTGTTTATGGTATACCAAGAAGCTCTTGTACTTTTACTGTTGCAGATAGTTTACCTTCTATTAGAGTGGGTGATTATATAGTAGCAAATATTTCTCGTAGTGGCAGCACTTTTATTAATTCGAATATAACTTCGATTAAAAGAACTAATAGTGAAAGTGGTATTGAAACTACAGTTACTACTTCATTTGAAGAACTTAATTTTAATTCAATATTTGATAATGCAAATATAACTAATAAATTTAAAGAACAAAAAGAGTTCGTTTTAGGAACTGATGGAAAGAGATCTGTTATTAGACCTAAAAAGGGTGAAGTTCCTGCCAAACCTGTTAGAAGAGTTGATGACTTTCCTGATATTCCCAAATCTAAAACTGAATTTATATTCTTAACAACAGCTAATACAACACAACAAAACAGTCAAAAATGGTCTTCAGGACCGGGAGAAATTCGTTGGCATCCGGTCGAAAAATACACAACTTTAAATGGATATCCTCATGAACTAACAGGAGATAGTACTTCATAATGGCAATTTGGGACTCAGAAATAAAAGATATTACACCTTTTAATGAAGAATGGATTGACCCATTTAATGGAGAGTCTTTATTAAATGCTGCTATTTTTGCTCAGTTAATAAGAGGTTATAACTGGCTAAATAAAGAAATTGGTGTAGATAAAGCATGTGATACATCATCCAGACCTAATGAATATATATCATTTCCCGGTTTAGTTGCATTTCCAACTACAGAAGATGTTGCAAATATACCAGAATATAGAATGCCAGAAGGTCAATATATTAATTTTTCTTCAAAAATACTTGGTGACTTATATACTGAATTAATGGGATTTTGTTATTACTATACTTGGGGTACTGATATTATTTCCATAAAAGGTTTTAGCTCTACAGATGATAGATATTGGCAATTATATGATCCAACCTATGATAGTTCATCTAATTTTACTACACAACTAATAGATATTATTAATGATATTGATGAAGAAATAGTAATTACAACTGGAAATCCTTCTATAGCTAGTACAGATTTCAGATTAAAATCAAATTGGGGAAAAATAATTAAAATATTACAAGAAGGATTAGGTATATTTAAAAAGAAAAAATCATATAAATATACTAGAAGACAAGCAGGTATATCGGTTGAATATATAGATAAGTCTGCTGAATATCCTTTTGAAAATTTTAGTTATATACAAAAAACTGGAGAGTCATTAACAACTACACCATGGTCTACCGTAGTTAATTTAAATGATGATGATGGTTATATGTATCCCGGTAACAATGGTCATAATTATTGTCCTACACAAAAGACTCAATATAGTTCAGAAGATATATATGCATTACCATCATGGGAAGAGAATCCATATGCAAATAACATTTTTGGAGGTAGAGAAGAGAATGCAAATAATGGAGGATTTTTAGGTAGTAAGTGGGCAGTATCTGGATTTGATAGTCAAGCTGCATCTGGTAACTATAATAATCCTCAAATGGAATTTATTACACAATATTATTATGACAACACTTCAGGACCATGTGCAGCTTTTGCAACATATGAAACTGGTTCACCATATACTTATTACACAAAAGTTTCACTTAAAAATGTAGGTTGGTTTAAGCTTGGTGGAAGTAGAAGAAAATATAAACTAAAACTTGTTATTACTGGATTGCCAACATATACAAATACAACTCCTATTTGTACTATAAAAGTTGAACCAATATGGGTAGTTTATCCAAGTGTAGTAGGTAGATTTACAAATACTATTAATAATGAATTGGAAGTTTATAATTCAAATCAAAGTTCTACAATGACCATGACAGCATTATTAACTGGTGATGCTTATTTAGCTCAACCTGTATTACCATTACCAACACCATCTTCAGGTAGAACATATGGTGCAAGTATAGTAACTAGTGGTTTTAAATATTATGTAAATGGTACTGAATTAGTAAATGATTTTGGATATCCAAGAATAACATTTGCAGTTTATACTTCACCATGTGGAAAAGTATATTTGGATTATACCTCTCTATAAGGAGAAACACACTTAATTATAACTAATAGTAGGAAAGCGCGATATGGTAGATAAAAATAACAATGACTGGGAAAACCACAAACTTTTAATTATGAAAACTATTGATGCTTTAGAGAATGATTATAAGTCTTTAGAACATGTATTTATGGCATTTAGATTAAGTTCTCAAGAAGAGTTTCATAAGTTCAGTACTGAAATAGATAAAAAATTAAAGATTATGTCTGATGATATTGTCAAACTACAAGTTAAGATGTTACTTATTTCATCTGGTTTGACACTTTTCATTACATGTATAGCCCAAGCAATAATTAAAATCTTAATAACTTAAAGGAAGAAACATGGATAAGATTGTAAATGGTATAATGAGGGGTTTAGATTACATCAATATGAGAGAATATTTAACTAGAATGATTTATCAGCCAGAAGACCTTCAAAAGGAATTTAATAAAGAAAAAAGAAGAGTAAATGAAATGTTTGAAATGACTGAGAGTCAAATTAAAAATAGAAAGTTACTTATTAAAGAACTTGAAAACTTAGTCGAATTTGATGATATTAGAAAAACTGTAATAAATTAACAAATATTTTATACAGTTTGATATTCATAAGTTATTGATATTAAAGAGTTTATATTTTAATGGGGTGTAATAAACTTTTTTTTATAAAATAAGGACTTAAATTATATACACAAGAATATGTATATAGTTAACCAAATTTTATAATAATATATCTTAAGGAGATAACAAAATGAATATTGAATTAAATAATTTAACTTGGAAAACAGTAAATCATCCAGAAATCAAAAATATGGAAATAAGTGAATTTGGACATTTAAGAAGAAATAATAGTAAAATAATAAGGGTAGGAACCATTGATAATAATGGGTATCGTTCTATAAAAATAGGTATGGGTACTGGTAAAAGTAAAAAGTTTTTAGTTCATAGATTGGTAGCATTAACTTTCCTACCTGAATGTAATATTGAAGGTTATATTGTTGATCATAAAAATGAAATAAAAATGGACAATCACTACACAAATTTGCAATTTATTTCTAGAAAAGAAAACTGTAAAAAATCAGCCAAACACAGAGGTATAAATACTTTTATGAATAGAAAACTCACAGATAAAGAAATAAAAAAATGTAGAGAACTATATGCTAAGAATGTATCTATATGGGATATATGGGAAAGTGTATTACAGAAAAAAGTAACTTATGGTAGCGTATTAGTGATGTTACACGGAAAAACTTATAAGGAAGTTATATAATGAATACTTTAAAAGATATAGATGATAGAATATATTTATTAGAAAACACTAAAAGATTTAAAAAAAGAGATTTATCTGAAATGAATGAAGAGATTGAGTTTTTAAAATTGGAAAGAGAAGCTTTAATTTTATCAAATAATAAAGAACTACTTACTAATGACGGAAATCTTCAAGACACTATAGAGTTTCAAGTTAATGAAATAAAAGAAATAGTAAAATCAAAAGGTAGACCAAAGAAAAAAGATGTTGAAACTGAGGTCGATTTATAATATAATACTTATGATATTTTTTCTCCTAAGAAATATATTATATACACAAAAATCCCAAGTAGCCTCTTATGTTACTTGGGATTTCTATTTTTAAAGTGTCTTAGAATCGATTGTAGGGGCCTTAATGACGATTTAAATTTTAAGTATAATGAGACTGGGTTTGATTATTATATCGTTCCTTGCGTCACTTTTGATTTATTGTTCACAGGAATTATTCTTCCACTGCGTTACAGAATCAATTCCCTATGAGCTTCAGCCTTTGAAAAATAATTTGAATATAAATGAATAAAATACGTCTAAAGTTGTATTATAAGAAAGTGTAAATTTTTTTATAAAAAGTTGACAAATCTGTATAATGGTGTTATACTTGTTGAGTTGGAAGTCATGAGCCAACTTTGAGGGATCAGGTTCTGATCCACCTGATCCCTCTTCTAAATAAAAAAGGATCAGAAACTAAAGGATCAGAAAATGAAAACATTCGAAGTATATTTAAGTAACACACGAATTCTTTCTAAAGAATTTAAACATAAAATCTGGGGAACTTATACTGATAAATCAGGAAAGTTAATCAATCGTACCACTGGTATGAAAATTCAATCAGAGTTTAAAAAGAAACTCTCCTCCCAAACTCTCACCATTTCTGAAATACTTGATGCTGCTGAAAATGGTTATGTAATTAAACCAATGTCTTTCAAAGAATTACATGATATTACAGCAAAAAATATTAAGTTTGTAGAATTACTATATATCGATGTAGATAATAATAAAGAATTATTAACAATTAAAGAAGCAATTAATATATGTAATTTAGCAAAACTGCCTTTTAATGGTATTCAAAAAACTATTTCCTACTCTGATGAATTACCCAAATTTAGAATTATTTTTGGATTAGAGACTCCATTAAATAAAGATGAATTTGCACAAAAATCAGAATACTTAATCAAAATGTTATTTCAAAATAAAATAGATAATTGTTCTTTTAAATCTGATCAAATGTATTACGGTTCTTCACATAAAGTTACGAACCGTCAACATGATGAATTTCTTAATTTAGAAGATCCAGATTTTTATATAGATAATTATCTAAAATCTATAGATAATAAACATTACAAAAGAATTAAAGATAATTTATTAAAAAAATATAACTTTTTAAATGATATTAAAAGTGGGATTCAAAGTGTATCACTATATAATATATACTCATACACTTTCCCCCCCACATCCACTACATCTTCTTTGCAAGAAATTGACAGTTTTTTGCCACTTGTCAATAATATGGACACTTTTAAAAATCAACATCAAATAAAACATTATTTAGATAAAATAAATGAAGAAATTTCACCAACTATATATAGATTTTTAAATAATGAAAAGATGGAACTTAATGAATTATTCGGAATTTTATCAAATTTAAGATTTTTTAAGAGTGGTGAAAAGTTATTCTTTGAAATTATGGAAGTTAATAAATCAAAATATAACTCATTTGACTATAAAATTTATAAATTAAAAGAATTTATTAAAAATGTTAAACACCCATACCCATTCAGCAAGTTCTGTAATGATCATACAATTGTAATAAACCGTTCACAACATCCAACATCAAAAATAAACTTGTTAACTCAACTTCAAATAAAAGGAATTTCTACCAAAATGAAACTATTTAGAATAAACAATAATGAAAAATCCTATTCTACAATTCCAGAAGTAAGAGAATTAACTTTTAATGATATAAATAAAGTAGTTGAAAAAGATGATAAAAAAGTACATGTATTTTTAAATGAAACTGGAATGGGAAAAACTACTTCTACTTTACTTTCAAATATATGGAAAAAGAATTTCTTCTTTGCAGCTTTATCACACGAAAAAATTAAAGAAATGAAAACTGATTTAATTGAAAATGAACTATATAAAGAAAAATTAATTTATAAATCAAATACTAAATTTGCAGTTAAAACTCCTGAAATTCCAGATAAATACTTATCTAAAAAGTCTGATGTAATTAAGAATTGGAGTTTAAAATTACCGGGTAATTTTCAAATTTTTGAAGAATTTTCAAATAAACTTGATGATGATTTTGGTAGAGAATGTAAAGAACTTATTAACTTTAAGCGTCATAATTACAAAAAATATAAAACCTTCTCAACTCACCATGATCTTTTAAATAATTTAGAAAAAGTTAAAAGTACTAAAGAATTGATAATTATTGATGAAGATATAACATCTTTACTTGGAGTTATGAACGTAACCAATTTAAAAGATTTAGACGGATTGATTAAACACACTAAAAAAATAATAAATAATAAGACTATAGAATTAAAAATAAGAAAAAAATATGATTGTATAATTGAAAGATTAGAATACATCATGTCAATACCAGAAAAATCAACTAAACGAGTATCGTACCCAGTAGATAAAGAATTATTTACAAATCTGGTTATTTCTTATAAAGATGATGCTGACTCAATGTTATTAAATTTAATTAATGATGTTTTCTTTTCAAAGAATTTAGAAGGTCAAATCTTATCCGTAGGAAATATGAAATTAGATTTTGGATTGACTACTATAATTTTATCAGCTACAGCTTCACCTGAAGTATATAAAAGCGTTTTTGGTGAAGATAATGTAGTATTTCATAATTACAACGAAGTAAAGAAATTTAATACAACATATCAATATGGAACACATTCAATGTCTAAACAATCTTTAAACCGATTACATGAAAAAGGTTTATTGAAAGATTTACTTATTCCAGCTAAAGATGTAGATTTAGTAGTTACTTTTAAGAGCGGCCTAAATTTTGATGTAAAACAATATTTTTCAGAAAAAACAGAAGTAAGATATTTTGGACCATCATCAATCGGAATTAATGAATACTCTGGAAAAAATATATGTATTTTAGGAACTCCTCGTCCTAATACAAACCAAATTAAAATGTTATATACCGCTATAACTAATGATTTAGACTTGACTGATGATGACTTAGATTTAGAATATACAGAAGTTGAAATTGGTTCATTCAGAGGAACTGGATTTAAATTATATAAAAATGAATTACTGGCTACATTACAAAAAGGAATAATTAAATCACAACTACAACAGGCTCTTGGTCGTAATCGTGGATTGATAGATATAGGTAAAGAATTTGAAACTCATATATTCACAACTTTTCCAATTGACGATCCAAGTATAATTTTAAAATAAGGAACTTTAAAATGAAATCAATAAATCAAATAAGTATAACAAAATCCGAAAAATTTAATTCAAATTCTATGTATACTGGAGATCATGAATATATAGTTTCAGAAGAGACTTTTGAAACTATTGTTAATTTATTATTAGCTTTTGAAATTCATGAAATAGATCCAGAAGATATAGATAATTATGTTAAAAATTTTAAATAAAATATTATTATATAATGTAAAAATCTTATAAAACATTTGACATTCTCCACATATCATGGTATAATTCCTACAGATAAACAACAACTTAAAAAGGAAAAAACAATGTTCAATTTTTTTAAAAAAACTATAGAGCCTACTATTACAAATGAAATCGATTTAACCGAATTAGAAGCTATGGCTAGAGAAATAATTTTAGAAGCAATAAATAATATTAATTAAAATTTAAAGGAAACTAAAATGAACGAAAAACAACTCGAAGAACTTAACAACTTATATGCTAAAAAAGAAATGATGATACAGTTATTTGGTGGAAGAGGTATAGAGTCTTTAAATGAAGCTATATCTAAAATGGAACAGAATATTAAAAATAAGTATAAAGTGTAAATTAATTATAAAAGTTTTTACACAAGATCAGGACTAAATTACATAACCAAAAATAGGAGAAACATACAATGAACGTATTTGAACAAGCAAAAACAGTAGAAGATAGATACAAGATTGTTGATGATATAATTAAAACTGTACAAGAATTAAGAATTCCACCTTTCATGATATATGGTGATTTGGTTGATTTAGATTTTAATTCAGCAAACTTATTACTTGATAAATTTAAAGCAACTATTGAAGCAACTAACTAAAAGGAAAACACACAATGAATACAAAAGATTTATCAAATTATACACAACATGAATTAGAAGAAATTAAACAAGAAATCACAAAATCAATTGATAAAGAAATAGCAATGCGACTAAAGAATAAAAATATTGATGAATTAAATAACTACTTAGAAGCTAAAGATATTATTATGATAACTGCATCTGAGACAAAAACAAAAGATAATATATACAAATTTGAAGTTTGGTTTCAGGATAAAAAATCTGATATTAATTCAAATGATATAATGTATCTTAAACCAAAAGAATAAATAATCAAATTGCTATCATGCTATTAAAAACAATAACTATAAAGGAAAACACACATGATTAAAGTTCCAACAATAGCAGCAGTCACAGCAACATTAGAAAACGTAATACCAAATTTAAATGAATACAGGGTTGTAGAAATTGATAAATCAGAAGAAACAGACTCAGGTGTTTTTGGTGTTCATATTGTATTTTAGAGAAAGAAAGAAGTAAATCAAGAAGATTTATTAGGTGTGAAATCAGTTACAAAACAATGTATATTAATTATTAATGAAGATGGTACTAAAACAATAAAGGAATTAAACTAATGACTGGAGAAGTAATTACATCATTACACATTTTATACTTTCATATAGTTATATTATATTTAATCTTATGTAAACAGGACTACTAATAATGCATAAAATAAAGCACTTATCAATAGAGACAATTAAAGGGTTAATAGATAATAACATACTTACATATACAGATTACTTTGCTAATTATGGAATAGATTTTTGTGACGTTTTATACATACTGGAGAATAACTAAATGATTATTTCAATTATTTCACTTACACTAATATTAAGTTATTTATTATATAAATTTTATGAATTACATAAACAATCAAAACTCGAATTAAATGAAATATTAAATAAATTTACAAATAAGGATTAAACATTAAAATGTATTCTATTACAGAACTTGCAAAAAAGTTAGATTGTACCCGTCAAAGTATTTATAACTGGCTTAAAAAAGATACTGAATTTAGAGCATGTGCAACTAAACCTTTCAATAAATACATATTCAATGAAGTAATGATTAAAGAATGGTATGAAAAAAAAACCAAAAGGGATATTTAATTATATGTATAATGTAGATTGGATATTTTTAATAACATGGGGTATTATCTTTTTATTTATATTTAATTGGATATGTGATAAACTTAATGATAAATAAAATAATAAACTTTGACAAATACTATATGGGAGAGATCTTTTAAAATGTCATATAAGGTTCTAATAAAGTTTAATTCACTGAAATCTGCTTTAGAATATAATAGTAATTCATCTATTAATTACAGATACTTATTTAAAGTGTTTAATCATTACTATCTATTTGTAGAACCACATGATATAAAGGATCTCTCTCATATGTTAATTAAGGATGATTATTATGAATAAATCAATATTACATAATATACTCAAATTTGAACAATCATTAAATAAAGATGATCCTAGAATAAGAAGAAACTATTATGGAAACTTTTTAAAATGTTTAAATGAATATAATAGAATAAATAACACAAATCATATAGTTACAAGTGAAAAATATGATACATTGTTTAATGAATTAATAATAGATAAAAAAATAATTAAGTCATGTTGTAGAAAATTTACAGTAACATAAGGAACTTATAATGGCATTTTCACCCTTTACTCTTAAAAATAACGCAAAAGGAGTTGTAATAACAGACTCAAGTTCTTCTATTACTTTTGACTCATCTGGTTATACATTACCTATCAATGTTACAGATGGACCTTTTTTAATAACATTAGAACAAGAAATAGCAAAGGTAACTAATGTAGTTGATCATACTAGTTACTATACATTAACAACTACAAGAGCACAAGAAGGTACTACATATGCAAGTCATGCTTCTGATATTACAGGTGGTTTATTAATCACTGCTGGTCTTATTGATAACATTCAAGATTATGTATCATTAATTGATACAACAAGTAATATTGATTTAAATTCAATGGAGTCAGCAGTTGCATTAAATACAGCCAAGGTTACAAACCAGAACCATACAGGAGATGTAACCGGTTCCACTGCCCTTGCAATCGTCCCTGCTGCCATATCCGGAAAGACTACTGCTACTCCTGCTTCTGGTGACTATGTGCTTCTCTTGGATGCTACAGACAGTGCATTAAAGAAAGCAGATGTTTCTGCATTTCTATCTGCTGGTGGTGCAGGTGATGTTACTGGACCTTCCTCTTCTATTTTAAATTCTGTATCAATATTTGATAGTACAACTGGGAAATCTATTGCATCTACAAACATTACAATTGATGGTACTGGAAATGATTTAAATATTCCCGGTACTCTCGAAGCTGTAAAGCAAATAAGAAATACAGTTCAACAATCTTTAGGTACAACTGGTGCAGTTACTTGGAACGTTGACACATATCCTTCTGCTAAGATTATTCCTACTGGAAATATAACTTTAACTTTATCCGGTGTAGCATTAAATAGTAATTCAAGTCTTTACTTCGTTCAAGATGCTTCAACTGCTTATACAATTACATGGGATAGTAATATTATTTGGGCTGGTGGATATGGTCCAGACTTATCAACACTCAGTAGTAAACACTTTATAAACTTCTTTTCTTATGATGGTACTGGTATTTGGGGTAGTCACATAAGTAGTGAAAATGCTTATTCTGGATTACTTAATGTAAAAGATACAAGCTCAGATCATTATTTCTTTGGTGCCGATGCAACTGGTAATCAACATGCTTGGAGCACTGGACAATCTTTAATTCAATTAGGTGAAGATGCATCAATAGTAAATAATAAATCATTATCTAATACTGGTATGAATTTAATGTTAGGTTCCTACATAGACACTTCTGGTTTATATAAATATACTTCTACAGACAATGCACAAAGAATTAATCTTAATGCTTCTTCAAATCAAATTGATTTTTATCATTGTGATAGTTCAAGTCACGTTGAAGGGGATGGAGTTAATTTTAAAAAGAGAGTTTCAATCGCTCCAACTGGTTTATACGTATACAATAATTCAAATACACAAGTTTTTGGAGTTGATGTTACTGGAAATATAGCTGTATCAGGTTTAGTTGATGGTAGAGACATTGCAACAGATGGAACTAAATTAGATGGGATAGCAAGTGGAGCACAAGTTAACACTGTAGCATCTGTAAATGGTCAAACTGGAACTGTTGTATTAGTATCCGATGACATTGCAGATACAACATCAACCCATAAATTTATTACTTCTGCCGAAAAAACAAAACTTTCTGGAATTGAAGCTTCTGCCCAAATAAATACTGTGACACCAACGAATACAATTTCATTTGAGAATAAAAGAAACCTACCACGAACAAGTGTATTAACTTCTGGAACTACAGTCAATTGGCAGTCAGCAGACTATGATATTAACTTTTTAGGAGTAGGTCATAATCTAACTATTGCTGCTGACTCTTCTGGTGCTTCTGCCCAAACTGGAGAAATTAGGGAATTTGTAATAACTGCAAACGGAACTAATACAGTAACCTTCGATACTACATCAAGTTATGGCTTTCATTATTCAAGTGATGTAACTGGTTATACAGTCTCAGACACTTCTGGTAAAATTGATTTAGTATTAGCTCAGTATCTATTAAATAATAAATGGAATATAATTGGTGTAAACAAAGGTTTTTAATAAATAAAAACACAAAGGAGAATAAAAATGATTAAGTGGACATCAGATTTATGTAACTGTATTAGTAATTACGAAATAATTGAAG